CTTAAATGTATCGGGTAATTTATCAGCGAATACGACGGAAACATTAACACCAGCAGCAGTTACACGTTGTAAAACACTGGTTTTGGTTAGTTCTGAATGGCTGAATGTGTAGTGAACATTATTTAAATCTTTATTCTTTAGGATTAAATCTTTTCTCTTCGTGTATTCGTAAAACTGAACATCGGGGAATGCCTCATAAATGATTCTGAAATTTAAATCGCTTGTACCGTTTAGCCTAACTGCTAATCTTTTGCTTTGTTTTTGCGCTTGAATTAGCAAACCGGCTATTTCGCCTTTTAACTGCATTATGTATAGATCCGGTTCTGTGAATAGGTAATCGGTTCGCTTGTAACGTGCATTGATTGCGTTGGTCATCTTCATACGTCCAGTTTTAGTTAAACACGTCTTTTTACAGTTACCGGCTGCTGGACATACCAACGCACCAAACAGTTGAACTGCTCGCTCTGTGGCGTGTTCTGTGACGTTATATTCCGGTTCTAGATACTGAATGACATTTAGCGTGTTTTCGTTTTGAGATTTGTCTAATTTTGCTGCTTGCTTGGTTAATAGTTGCATTGTTGAACTCTCCATTAGTTTTTAATTGTGAACTGACTCTAATGCGAATCAGTTCACATTGTCAAGTTTTACTCACCGGCTTTTAAGATTTTATCGGCTGCTGCAAATATCTTTTGTGCTGATTTATCCGTCACTTGTTCATGGTTTAACCAGTCTTGGATATATGCGCGAGAGTCTGAAAGATCACCAAGACCAAGGACCGAACAAAGGATATATGCTACTGATTCGGCTTCTACCTCTTTAATGTTCTTTGGCGTTGATTCTGAATCGCTCATAGTGTGTTCGCTCGTATGACCAAGGACTATGTGCGCCAATTCATGGAATAGCGTTTTTTCCGGTTCTTTGGCTACTGGATTGATCGCGATCTTATTATCTCTAGTTGCGTAACCTTGGACGTTACCGTTAGCCAATTCAAAATCTACACGTTCAACGTTTAGAGTTTCTAATGCTTTTTTACTGTTCCAATTGGGCGTGACTTGCTCCGGTTCGTAGTCTTGACCCTCGGTTTGCGACAAAGCGAACCAATTATTTTTAAACATAAACGTATTAACGAATTCACCGGTCTTATTGCCGGCTGAATCTTTCTTTTCGAAACTAACCGGCATACATAGCGCAATTGCTTTTTGTCCTTTCTGAACTTGACGATTTAGTTCTTTCCATTTCTTATAGGTCGCTATCGGTCCAATCGGTAGTTTACGCTGCTGTAATTGGCTATATGCTAACAATTGATTGCCGATACTGTAATTATAAAATGTGCTGTAACAGTCGCTAATACGACCAGGTACTGTTATTGCTTCGTTAAGTATTTCTGACCATTTAATATCATTGTTTGTAATCATTGAACTCTCCATATAGTTATAAATAAATACTACGTCATCGAGTTTAATCCGCACACTTTCGGATTGTCAAGCATTAATTGCATAGTTTTTTAACTGCATAGTTCGGCACCCCTCTATAACTTTTTAGTTCTTAATGGGTACATAACCGGCACATCTTTTTAGTCTCCCTAGTCTTTTATTATTCAACTCTTATAACTTAGTTATCATTATGTTTTGTAACTCTTATAACTTATATAAGACCTAGCACTCTATTGTCTTGACTGCTAAGTCAATTATTAGACATAATCTAACACCGGGGGATAGGTATTGGCTTAACTAATTTAATTTAATTACCTTAACAGACACAAAAAAGAGTCAAAATAGAAAAAAACTGCATAAATTGCATAAAAATTAAGCAGTAAATATCTATTTGAAATCAGGTGGTTGTAGAAAAAATTAAATAAAGCTAAATAATGTTCATTTAGAACTAAAAAAAGTTACTAAAACACTTGACTTTTTCTTAAAAATATGCTATAGTCAACCCACTATACAGAGGACTAAGATGTTTTCCCTATTTAATAGGCGACAGCCACAACTACTTTCCGTCTTTATCACTGTATAGTTATAATTAGTAACTAATTAGTGTTGAAAGGATAAACATTTTGTCCCTTGAAGACCCTCCAGTTAAAAAGCGAGGTCGTGGTAGACCAAGAAAAACAGCAGTAGAAGAAAAAAAGAAACGCAATAAGGTTGGACGTCCTCCAGGTGAGGCTGCGAGAATCAAAGAGTTTCATGCTAGGTTGTTAGCAACGAGTGGTGAGACTGTCATTAACACAATTATTAAGAAAGCACTTGATGACGATGATAAAGATCAGGTGGCTTGTCTAAAGATGTGTATTGACAGAGTGCTTCCGATGTCTTATTTTGAAAAGGACAAGGATGCTAGAAAAGGTAATGTATCTATTCAAATTTCGATGGTTGGGGATGCCAAAGCAATCGTGGATCAGACAGAAGAGGAAGAACAAGATTATCAAGATGTTGAATTTGAGACGATAGATGTCCGACCTGAAGATTAAACTACTTCCTTGGCAACAAGAGGTTTGGACTGACGAAGCTCGATTCAAGGTTATTGCAGCAGGAAGACGTACAGGTAAGAGTCGTTTAGCAGCATGGAGATTGATTGTCTCTGCTCTTGAAGCTAAGAAGGGTCATGTGTGGTACATCGCACCAACCCAGCAACAGGCAAGAGACATTATGTGGCAACAGTTGTTAGAACTGGCACACCCGGTAATAACTAATAGTCATGTAAACAACATGCAGATCACATTAGTTAATGGTTCTGTCATATCGTTAAAGGGTGCTGATAGACCTGAGACAATGCGAGGTGTAGCTTTAAAGTTTGTTGTACTTGATGAGTATGCAGATATTAAACCTACAGTGTTTGAACAGATTTTAAGACCTGCATTGGCTGACTTGAAGGGTCATGCAGTTTTTATAGGAACACCGAAGGGACGTAATCACTTCTATGATATCTATAAGCTAGGTCAGAGTAACAGACCAGAAGCAAAGGATTGGAAGAGTTGGCACTTTACTAGTTTTGATAATCCATTACTAGATAAAGAAGAGATTGAGATAGCTAAGAACACCATGTCTACGTTTGCATTTAGACAGGAGTTTATGGCTAGTTTTGAAGCGCCTCAGTCAGACTTGTTTAAAGAAGATTGGGTGGTAATAAAGGATAGAGAAGAAGAACCTGAGCATGGAACTTACTATATGGGGGTTGACCTTGCAGGTTTTGAAAACGTATCTGCTCAGGCAAGTAATAAAAAGAAGTATTTAGACCAGACAGCTATAGCCATTGTCAAAGTAGGTGATGACAATAAATGGTGGGTTGATAAGGTTGACGCAGGAAGGTGGGATATTAAGGAGATATGCGAGAGGATTCTAAACCATGTCCGCTTATACGACATACAAGTAATTGGAATCGAAAAAGGTGCATTAAAAAGAGCGTTGATGCCGTATCTCACAGAGATGATGCTAAAACAGGCGATCTACCCAAGGATAGACGAAGTAGCGTTAGGAAATAAAAGTAAGGTTGATAAGATTATTGGTGCGTTACAAGGACGATTTGAACACAAGCAGATAGAACTTTGTGATGGCGATTGGATACCAGGTTTTAAGGATGAGCTATTAAACTTCCCCACTACTGGAGTCCACGATGACATGGTAGATTCATTAAGTTTGATAGCACATATAGCTAATGCAGCAGTATATTTTGAAGACTACGAAGATGATTACGAACCTTTAGATATTATAAGTGGTTACTAATATGGCTGATAAAAGATTATTTGGTGGTACTGGAGAGTTTCCTGACAATACAACAGGATATACTACACAGCGTCGTAATGCTGATGGTCTGCCATTAGGTGCTGAATTAGCTGTTGATTTTACTCCAGTTGTAGGAGATATAAAAGCTGGAATAGAAACTGCTGATTATTTAAATAAAGGCGAATACTTAAACGCTGCTTTATCTGGCGTAGGTATATTACCTTTTATACCATCATTGATGGGTGTAATGAGAGGACCAACTAAAAATTTATTTCATGGTTCTGGCGAAAATTTAACTGGACTTAGTGATTTTCATAATCCATCTACAAATTTATATGGTCAAGGTTTTTATACTACTGAAAATATTGAATTAGCTAAAAGATATGCAGTAAGACGAGATGACAATGGTAATTTGTATCGAGTAGAACAGCCAAATGAAATTAACTTTTTAGAGATGGATAAACCCATGACTATTAAAGTTAAAGAAGCAATAAAAAAAGGAGTTGGTAAAAAATACTTAAAAGATTTTGGTATTGATGAATTTATTGATGAAACAGAAAATTTATCTACCAGAAGTTTTTACGATACTTTTAGAGAATACACATCTGGTCGGCTATCTGCTGATGATGTTCAAAATGTTTTTGATGATATTACAGATGAACTAAAAAAATTAGGATATCAAGGATTAGAATTAAAAGACAAGACAATTAAAAATCCTAATATTAAAAGTGATATAAGAGTTTATTGGCAACCGTCAACAGATGTTACTTTTGAAAAACTTTCTCCTGACGTAATTAAACCTACGTTTCAAGATAGTCTTAAATACCCACAAACAGATAAAGTTTATAGACAATTTGATTTAAGTGGTAATGATGTAGCT